GCGATGCCGCGTGGACAGCATTGCAAGACACCAGCACTCGCATCGGAAATCAGATTGTCTTTGGCTTGGATTGCACTTTCGAGCGCCACAAGGCCACTATCTCTGCGGCAGGTCGAATCGGCAACAAGGTTCCGATTGAGATCGTGGAGCGCGGTGATGGAGTGCGATGGGTGATGGAACGATGCAAAGAGCTCTCGGCCAAGTGGCGCGCGCCGATTGTCATCGATGCTGGCTCACCGGCAGGCAGCTTCATCGATGCCTTGCAGCGAGATGGTGTCAATGTCATCCCCATCGGCAGGCGTGATTTCGCCCAGGGATGTGGCACCTTCTACGACTTGGTACAAGATGGCCGTCTGACACACGATGGCGATCCTGCTCTTCTGCAAGTCATCAAGAGCACAAGCCGAAGACCACTGGGGGAGGCGTGGGCTTGGGATCGGAAGTCATGCGATGATGCCATTGATCTGGTCGCGGCAACATTGGCAGTCTTTGGCATCATCCACAAAGAGCCGGTCAAAGAGCCGCAAAGGAGTCGAATCTACTGATGCAAAGAAAACATCTGAGCAGCATCATTCAATGCGTGGGAGCCTTGACATTCTGTGTCGGAGTTGCTCTCTATTCCGAGCGCCTTGCGATATTATGTGGGGGCGTGATTCTCACACTCTTTGGCATAGCATTGGAGCGCGATGCTTAACAGGCTACTGAAAAGACAATATCAGCCAAGCGTTGTCTATACCAACACAGGCTATGTCGATTCTTTGGGAAGAGTCGGAAGATTCTTTGAGGGCAACTGGGCAGGCGCTTATGTCGATCAAGACACTGCGCTCGGAGTGCCTGCAATATGGCGCGGCATCACCTTGATCTCCGATGCAATCGGCGCGATGCCTTTGCATTCTTATCGAGGCGAGAAGCTCGTCACACCGACTCCGGCCATCTTGCTTCGACCTAATCCTCCGCATACGCGCATGGAGACAATCAGCGCGATGGCAGCAGCGTTGCTCATTCATGGCAACTACATCGCGGTACTCGGTGAGCCAGGAGCCAATGGCTTGCCCGAGAGCTTCTATCCAGTCGAGCCGATGCGATGTCAAGTCACACGCGGCAAAGATGGTCGAATGATCTACAACATCGGAGACAGGCAATACGATCAATCGCAGATTCTCCACATAAAGAATTTTTCAATGCCGGGCAGTTATGTGGGAGTGGGCATTTTAGGAGCGCAGAAGCAAGCGGTGGGCAAGGCGATTGCTATCAATGAATACGCATCGCGTTACTTCGATGGCGGTGTGAGTCCATCGGCAATCTTGAAGTCAGCCAATCCGGATCTGAGCTCAGAGGAAGCTGATGCGCTGAAATCTACATGGATGGCCATGTATAGCTCACGCAATCGTGCGCCAGCAGTATTGAACAGCACCACAGACTTCGAAGTGCTCAGTGACAATGCACAAGAGTCACAGCTGATCGAAGCGCAACAGCAGGCACTTGTCGAAGCATCGAATATCTTGGGGCTTCCGGCGTACTACTTGGGCGCTCCCAACTCATCGCGCACTTACTCGAATGTCGAGCAAGAGAATCTGCAACTGATTCGGTGGAGCATTCAGCCGATTGCTCAACGCATCGAGGAAGCTCTATCAGATCTTCTGGTGCGCGGTCAATCGGCGCGATTCAATTACGATGCAATACTGCGCACCGATACGCTCTCTCGCTATCAAGCCCACGAGATTGCTTTGAGCAATGGATTCCTGACATTGGATGAAGTGCGAGAGATGGAGAAGCGTACATCGATGACAGAATCAGAAAACACAGTAGAGACACCGGAAGAGCCAGAGCCATCCGATGTCGATGATGATGAGATACAGGAGACCACAATCCTATGAGCGAGATCCAGCACAGAAGTTTTCAGATCCATCTTGAACATCGCGCGGAGGGAGATGGTCGCACCATCTACGGGATGGCAGTGCCATATGATGTCGAGCAGCGCATCAACAACAATCTCACCGAGGTCTTTCGCAAAGGAGCCTTTGCCGATGTAGTGCGCGCACCTTTTCGGGTCAAGCTGCTGCGTGGCCATGATTCCAAGGGAATGCCTATTGGCCGCGCCACTTTACTCAAAGAGACCGACAAAGGACTCTATGCAGAGATGCGAGTGAGCCAGACAGCGGCAGGGGATGAAGCCTTGGAGCTGATCAAAGATGGCGCGCTCGATCAGCTCTCGATTGGCTTTGCTCCCTTGAAGAATCGCAAGCGTGAGGATGGTGTAGTTGAGCGCATCAAGGCACATCTAGCAGAGATCTCACTGGTGACATTCGGAGCCTTCGGGGATGCCGCATCAATCATGGGAGTACGCGATCAAGAGTCCAACATCCCACGACTGAGCCATGCGCGCGAGATACTTGCTTCTCTGAGGCAGTAATGCCATACAGCATCGTTACTGACCATCCAGAATGCTCGGGCTATGCGGTCATCAAAGACCAAGGGCGCGAGGTGATGGGCTGTCATCGCACTCAGGCGCAAGCCCAGGAGCAGCTTACGGCTCTCAATATCGCAGAGTATGGAGATCGAGCCCTGCCACAAAATTATCGGCCAGCATCGAGTGAGGATGTGCCGGAAGGTCGCAACTGTGGCAACTGTCTCCACTATCAGAATGGTTATTGCACACTCTGGGAAGCTAATGTCCAGGCCAACTTCTACTGCAACAGATGGATCATGTTGGAAGGGCAACTGACAGAGCGCGCGCCAGCGCCGCCAGAAGATCAAATCGAGGGAAGCAAGAAGAATGAACCAGGCAGCGCGGCAGGCAAGACAGGCGGCATCGAGCTCTCTGCGGAGACTGTGACAGCTTTGGAGACAAAGGCCAAAGAGCATAATGAAGCGATGCGCGAAGCAAGCAAGCCAGAATGGACACGAGTGCGCCTGGGAGCATTGAAGGCGGTCTATCGCAGAGGATCAGGAGCCTATTCGACTTCGCACCGTCCAGGAATCAGCAGAGCTGCGTGGTCGATGGCCAGGGTCAATGCCTTCCTCTATCTGGCGCGCAATGGCAGACCGAAGAATCCTGCTTACAAGTCAGACAATGATCTACTCGATCCGGATCATCCGCGTTACTCGGGCAAGCGCATGCAAGAGCGCCAAGAATCCTATTCGCCCACCGCTGCCATGATTGCAGAAGCCAAGCGTGGTCTGGAATGGCGAAGAGAGTTTGGGCGCGGTGGCACAGAGATAGGCATCGCTCGTGCGCGCGACATCGCCAATGGTCGAGATCTGCCGATTGAGACAGTGCGCCGCATGGCATCCTTCTTCGCGCGGCATGAAGTGGACAAAGAAGCGGAGGGATTCTCGCCAGGAGAAGAGGGCTATCCCTCTAACGGCAGAATCGCATGGGCTCTCTGGGGCGGCGATCCTGGCAAGAGATGGGCAGATGCAATCGTGCGCCGAGATGAATCGCGCGTTGCACAAGCATTGACAATGCTGACACATCTGCGCCGCATCGTATAGAATCGGACTTCAGCAGAACACCTTGCCTGTCGGCAACACCTTCTCTCAAATCCCACTATTGAAGGAGAACTATGTCCAATTCGTTCCTTGTCTCCTTACGCGAGAAGCGTGAGAGCAAGACAAGCATGATCGAGTCGATTGTCGAGCGCGCTGCCGAAGAGCAACGCGACATTTCAGAAGTCGAGCTCGCCAATGTGGAAGCTCTCAATGTGGAGATCAAGAAGCTCGATGAGCGCATCGAGCAGATCTCGGACATTGAACTCCGCAACGCAAAGGCAGCCGATCTTGCTGCCAAGGTTGATGCAGGAATCAAGACAGAGAATCGCTCTGCCTCCCCTGCCTATGTTGTACGCGAAGAGCTGACCTATACAGAAAGAAGCGGGTACAGCTTCCTCAGTGATGCTTACAGTGCACAATTCATGAATAATTCTGATGCACAGCAGAGAATCGCTCGACATCAACAAGAGATGAAGATTGAGAAGCGCGCTGTTGCCACTTCCAACTTCGCAGGTCTCGTGGTGCCGCAGTATCTTGTGGATCTCTATGCTCCACTTGCTCGCGCAGGCCGACCCTTTGCCGATATGTCGCGCAAGCATCAACTCCCACCACAGGGAATGAGCGCAGTCATCTCGCGCATCACCACAGGAACATCAGTGGCAGCGCAAACTTCGGAGAACACCGCAGCAGTCAGCCAAGACATTGATGACACTTCGTTGACAGTGGATGTCTTCACTGTGGCTGGCCAACAATCTGTATCAAAACAAGCTCTCCAACGCGGCTATAACATCGAGAACATCGTCCTAGCCGATCTTATTCGCGCGTATCACACGAAACTCGATGACCTTCTTCTCAATGGCACTGGCTCCAATGGTCAGCCACTAGGAATTAAGGGCATGACCACCGGAATCTTGGTCACTTTCACATCAACATCGCCGACAGTTAGCGGCCTTTATCCGAAGCTGGCCGACGCAATCCAATCGATCCAGTCCAATGTCTTCGTAAGTCCGACCCATGTGGTCATGCACCCACGCCGACTTGGATTCCTCTTGGCTGGATTGGATGGACAGAATCGACCACTCGTGGTGCCTACTGCTTACAATCCTGTCAATGCGATGGGGACAGGAACAGGCGGCTATCCCGCCTACGGCGCAAACAGTGGCTATTCGATTCTTGGTCTTCCGATTGTCACTGATGCCAACATCTCCACCACACAAGGCGCAGGCACAAATCAAGACACCATCTTCATCTTGGATGCCAACGAGTCGCATCTCTTCGAGGAAGGCAATGGCGATCCGCAATATGTGACCTTTGAGGAAAGTTCGGGCAAAGTGGCCATTGTCTTGGTCATGTATGGCTTCGCAGCTTACACATCACTGCGCTATCCAAACGCCATCGCACAAATCAATGGAACTGGACTCGTCACGCCGAGCTTCTAGCTCACTCTAGCTGTCAGGGAGTCTTCCCTTCCGAGGGCTCCCTGGCTCTGACCATCAGCAGCTTCGACAAGAGAGGATCAGTCACATGGGGAAGATTGACATTGATGCTCTCTTATCCGTCA